CATTACGCGCTTTTTCTCTTCTTTCATTTTGCTCATCGAAGGATACATATTTTCAGAGCTTTTATGCTTTTTTTTCTCTACTTTCTTTTCATGTTTCATATTAATGATCCGTATCGTTAATTTTTTTATGTGTGCATGGTCTTTCTTTAGACCGTTTAGGCTCAAATGCACCTACACCATCATTTTTATTTGGTTCGTCAGGGTTTATGTTGCATTCCCATTGTTCATTAGGGGAAAGTTGACTCAAATCATGTAAAGTTACAGATGCATCTCTACGTGTATTTCCATCGTGTATAGTTTTTTGTTTAACCATATATCCTCTTTAAGATAGGCAAGTAGGACTTACACCTACATTCCCAAGGGGTCTTGACTATTTAGATGATTGCCTAATAATTATTAATGCTCTGCTTTATGACTTCTTACATATTTTGCAAGAGCATCGACAGATTTCTTATATTCTGCTGATGTATTCATCTCGCTAGCATATCGAAGATCGCCAACCATAGTATCTTCTGCTTTATCTTCCCAATGCGCATTTCCAAGAGGAAAAGAAAGACCTTTTTTTGCTTTTTGAGCAGGTTTATCTCCTCTTTCGTCTACGTTATTTACTGCTTTATTTAGTGCCATAACATCTCCTATCCCGCTATCGCGGCTTGTTGTTGTTCTACTGGTTGGTTCGCCAGTTTGACCGCCTGAGCTAGCTCGAAGGCGTTCTTAAACTGACCAAACTGCATATCTTCTAATTCTAGCATCATTCTGACAAGATTTAAATCTGATTCTGTGTTTTTCCTTTCTGCGTCTGCATCTAGATCTTTCACTCGTGCTATTTTCTCTTGCGCAGAAGCCATCAGATCTTGCTGTTTTGCGTAACTCTCTGCCATCTTAGCTTGATCTATCTGGGCTTGCTGCTGCGCTTGCTGCTGCTGCTGCTGTGCTTGTTGCTGGTTCTGCTCTTCCATGTCTTGGATGACTTCGCGCTTATTCGTAATAAATGCTGCTCTAATTATGGACTTGTCCGCAATGCCCATTCCCAACTGCTTGAAATAAACCAATTGTTGAAGTTCCATTTGTCGTTGAGTAGCCGAATAATTGCCCTCTTCGACAGCGATTGCGTATTTTTGGCTGTGGCTTGTCCAGAATCTAGGGTCTGCATCATGCCCAAGGATATTACGTATTTTACCTTTAGAGAAGTTTTTTCGAATGGCCTGGAGACGTATTTTCCCATAAAGCCGTTGGGAGTAATCAAGCTTGTCAAATATGGTTTGTAATGTAGTAAGACCAGCTCCTTGCCTGAGCATTGACAAAATTCCAGATTTGTCATCAGTCGCAGCGCCCAAAAGTTCTTCATTGACACCTGATATTTTTGTTATATCTTCCGCTAGACTATTCGAAAGTTCAATTAATGACTGAGGAATATTTACAGGTTCGATTCGCTGGATCTCGTTTGGCAAATGCCCAGCCTTAAGAGGGATAAGGAATCCATCCCCACCACTAGATTGTCGAAAGGCTTTAGGGTCTGTCACAACATCTACAGGGTAAATCCATCCTGCATTGATGGACGATTGCAGTATTTGTAACTCGATAATCTTGCGCATATTATAGAGGAACTGCGCATCTCTGAGATTTCTGATGATCCCCTGCTTTCTCCACGCGTATGCTTGAATGTCTTGTTCTATATAGCACTGAACAGGAACAAACGGATATGGGTCTATTCCCAGAAGGTTCTTGCCATGATATACAACCTTGTCGCTCAGGCTTATCACAAGCTTCACTGTAGGGATTTCGACCTTTTTGACTTGGAGCCATGGCTGCTGCGCTAGAACGCGCTCCATCATGTCTTCCTCGTCGTTTTCGTCTTCGTCCCATTCGACGGCTTCTCCAGACATAGGGTCTAATACGATGCGACCTGGACGAGTAGTTCTGTAATAGAATTCATCATAGGTGAATAAGTTGTTGATTGCCACGTTCTGCAATTCAGCCTGTAAAGGAAAACGTCCATCTTTCATTCCTCCTGGTTTCATCTTGTCGATTTCTTTGGTATAACCAGGTAGCAAGCTTTTCGCCATTTGCTTGCTTGTCCAACGTCTGCGCCAAATACCATTGCAATCCGATAAATCTTGCTTGCGTGTATACTGGTCAATCAAGTAATTATTATATTGCACAGAATCTGTGAATAAATCTCCCGAAATCGGATCATAAGTATAATCTGGATATAAATGCAAAAGAGTCTCTCCAGTATCAACACAGCCCTCGAAAGCCTGCGAGAGATACTCTTGGAATCCGTCTCGATCATCTACCCAGCGCATAACCTTGTTATAGTCATCTGCCAATGGATCATCGTTACCGCCGATTGGCAGCGTGATTGTGGATTTACGATTTTTCCTTTGGAAGCCACAGATCATATTTACGTGGCGACGAATCAGATTGAAAAAGAATTTCTGTACATTCTGGGAATTTTGGCCGTAGACTTGATTGTAGAGGTTCTGGTCTCCAACCTTGAAGCGCTTGTCGATAGCACCTTGGAGCCAGTAGGTGGAATTGCATGTGTAGTTGGTCTGATAAAACCAATCCTGCATCTGCTTCAGGTCTTTAGCCTGTACATCGGACGGGTCTATGTAGCCAAGAGAATAATTCCCAGATTCGTAGGAGCCCATTAGATGCCTTTGTGAAGTAAAGTCTTTTATATCACAAAGGAATTTCTTGGTCTAGTCTTTGAACGGATTGTGGAGATAAATAAAAATTTGCAAAAACATTTGAGCTATCAGAGATCCTAAAAAAGCATATATAATTATTTCAAAGTTCATCGAAATAGCCCTTTATCCTCATCTGCTCTACCAAGATTAGCATCCCATAAACAGTTTCTAGCTTATCTTCAAACAAATTCTTAATAAATTCAGGTACTTCTTTATATCTTTCTCCTTTTATAAATTTATCGGCCGATATAGTAAAAGAGGTAAGATCAGCTCCTGCATTATCCATCAAAAATACCCTCCTGTGGGGTTAATATAACCATACCCTTCATCGCCGAACACTTTGCGCCTGAGCTGGTCATAGCTTATATTTTCATCCGGATGATCAAACTCTCCCTGAGGAAACGCTGAGCATACCGCGTAACGCAATGCATCAACCGCGTGATCGTCTTTCTTTGCTGGCTTGTCTTCGCCACGCGCCGCCGCTTTGTGGTCCCAGGCATAGGATTGCATCTGCTCTCTCAAAATGGTGCAGCCTTTGTGAATAACTATATTTTTTCCGCCAATAAACTTTGAACATATTTTAATGCCAAGTAATACCTCGTGGATTGCATCCAACACAGGCAAATCTGCTTGTCGCAATGCGATTTTGAGTGAGGCTGCCGCAGGGTCCACATAAATAGCTGATACGTTCTTATAACCAATAAAATCTTTAATGTCCCTAACGAGCTCTTGGTCGGTTTTAGATCTTCCTTTTTTAGCTGAATCATAGTAATATTCTGATTCAACCCGTATCTGAGGCCAAGACTTTGGACTAACGGCAAGTAACACCGCAGCTGTAGCATTTGTAGTGCCATAGTCGATCCCCACAATATAATAAGATGGTGCAGGAAACGGATTTTGGAACTCGTTGTCATGATCGTAGTTATCAAAAATAGCTCCATGGGCTAATGCCCACTCTCCTAAAATATATCGGTTATACCAAAGTCCTGTATAAGAAGCTTTGATTTCTTTTTTATATGTTTCATCCAAAATCGGGTTATCGTCAAGATTAAAATCCCAATGAACCAGATCGATGTTTGGATTATCTATGTATTGTTTTTTAAACCAATGAGCTGGACCATCTGGGTTTGTCGTGCCAATCAATTTTGCTCCTGGGACGCTTAGACGACCCTCGAGCATCTTAAATACAGGTTCTGGTATTTCCGTTATCTCGTCTGCATATGCGATTGCAAGTGTTGATCCCTTGATAGTGGCTACTGCGCTGACGTCCGGACAACCAACGAAATATATTTTACGACCGTATAAAGTTGTTTGCATTGTCTTAGGATTAGGACAGGGAAACCCAAGAATATCATACATCAAGCCGAGTATATTTCGGTCAATAGCCTGTCGGTTGACTCCCAGTATCATCACTTCGCCAGGAGGCCCATACTGGAGCTCATGAATCAAGCGTCTTACGCTCGCGAATGTTTTGCCTGCTCGAATAGCACCTACCCAAATATTGAAACGATGGGTAGCTTCGCAGAAGCTTTTATCCTGTTTGGGGCTGGTTACCAGCGGCTCTAATTTTTTCGAGTTCATATTTTAATTGCATTATGGTATGATCTTTATCGATTTCATCATGGTTTGGTGGTTTCTCAGGTACTGCATCCGGTTCTTTTTGACCCCAAAGTACTTTCCCTAACCAGATCAGCAAATTAGCATTCCCAGGTGCACTATTGTTTAATGCTTTAGCATGTTGCATTAACTTTAAATCAGCAATGCCTGCTCCCTGTGGCATGGATTGATAATCTTGATAACTTATTTCGAATTCTTCTTTGAATCTCCTATAAAAAGTATCATGGTTAATTCTGAATTTCCCAGCAATTTCATTGGCTGTTGCTCTAGCCTCCATCAGTTTTTCGACAACATCCCAGTTTATTTCTTTCTTTGGTCTTGCCATAGTCTCAAGTAAAGTTTTAATTCTACTTATACTTAAGAGGCTTTTTTGTTTCAAGAAAAGTCTTCCGCCATCTCCTTCAGGGTAAACATATAAGAGGTTCTTACACTATGTAAGTTCTTCTTTAAGATGGCGGGAGACAAAGATTTAAAGACTTAAAGCGTCCTGCTCTTTTTTCATGTTATTTATATATCTATACAAAGTAGCGGCCGATATTCCTAGCTCCCTAGCCAATTGCAATTTGGACTTGTTCTTTAAAAGTTGCTGTCTTAGCACTTCAATACGTTCACTGCCAAGTTTAGGTTTGCTACCCTTGAACTTTCCCTTTTTCTTGGCCGCCTCGATACCCTCACGTTGACGCTCACGTATAAAAGAAAGTTCGAACTCTGCTAGGGCTCCCATCACAGATAGAAGGAGATTAGACATAGCATTTTCCTTGCCGTCAAAGATTAGCCCTTCCTTAACGAAATGAATTTGTATTTTTCTGGCAACGAGATCATCAACAATCTTACGCAAATCTCGTACGCTTCGCGCTAAACGATCCATACTATGCACTATAACAATATCATCTTCTCGGACGAATTCAAGCATAAGTTTAAGTTCAGGTCGATTTGTCGTAGAAGCCGAAGCATAGTCAATAAATTTCTTATCAAGCTGCACGTTTTCGAGTTGTCTTTCTGGATTCTGATCGATCGTGCTTACACGGATGTAGCCTATGCGTTTACCTGTCATTTTGCCTCTATGAGTTGATCTACAATAGATATACATTCACCTATACAATATTCAATATTTCTATATACCGGATTAAAAATAGAAAATTTTTCGAACCCTTCTGGAAGAGGATATGGCTCTTTTAGAATTTTATTTTCTGTTTTAAACTTTTCAAGTGATGGTATATAGTCTACATAATGACCACAATCGAATCCTATCCAATATCTTTTTTGCGAATCCATTTCTGAAAATGTAAGTCCTTGATGGCAATTTATACCCATGTCTTGATATTTCATTTCAAAATATGGGTGATCTTCAGGCACTAATACATATCCGCAAAGATGACCACCAAAGATATGAAATTTTTCGGAATACGGTTCTTTTATACATGTGCGAAAAATTTTACAATCAAAATGCCTATACGTAAATTCAAAGAAATCAGGCTCTTTTATCCATTCACCATCACCAAACCAATGTAGTTTTTCTTTCTCAGAGAGGTAATATTTCTGCTTTAAAATTTGATCCCATTCCATATTAAGTTTCCTTTTTCTTGTATGCATCTTCGATTCCCTCAAAAATTCGAATAAGAGTTTCAGCGCTCCATTTATATAAAACTTGATCATATTCTGCATTTTTTTTGTGGTCCTCTTTTTTCATTGAAAGATCCATCGACATTAAGAAAT